TGGCTGGCTAATTCATTTACGGGGTTAAAGACAGCCGTTGCCGCCGTGGCGGGCTCGGTTATGTTGCGCGAATTTGTAAGAGTAGCCGACGATATGAGCTTAGTAAATTCGCGCCTAAAAATGGCTACTAGCTCGGCCGCCGAATACGCAAAACAACAAAAAGCCCTACACACCATTGCTAGAGATACGCACGCCGACATCAAAGAAACTATAAATTTATACGCAAAATTAGCCCCAGCCCTTAAAAATATCGGCAAAAGCACCGAAGATACTAATAACATGGCGTCAAGCTTTACTAAAGCCTTACAACTGGGCGGCGCTAGCGCAGAGGAAGCGGCGGCGGCGATAAAGCAATTTGGCCAAGCTATGGGTAGCGGTGCGCTAAGGGGCGACGAGTTTAACTCTATCGCCGAAGCTAGTCCGACGCTCTTGCGGTATATGGCCGAGGGCCTGGGCGTAAACGTCGGCAAATTGCGCGAATTAGGCAGCGAGGGCAAATTAACCGCCGAAGCCTTAAGTAACGCGTTTGAGAAGGTCAAGAGTAGAATAGATAGCGATTTTGCGCAAATGCCCGTAACCGTTGGCAAAGCATTTACCGATCTAAGAACCGAAATAAATTTAATCGTAGGCGACGTAAATGAAGTAACGGGCGCGACGCAAACGATAAGCGGTGCGATAACCAGCTTTGCAAACGCGTTGAAAGAAAACAAAGATACTATCGTAGGCGTAGTAAGCGGTATTGGCACGCTAGTTAAGCATCTGGGCATATTGGGCGGCACGTATTTAGCCATTAAAGGCTCTATGGCAGCGTATGCGGCTATGACGACAACAGTAGCGGCACAAACCGCGGCGGGCGTTATACAGCTTGGCTTTATGGACAGAGCGCTAATGAAAATCGGCGCCACCGCAGGCTCATTAAAGGCCGTATTTATGGGCTTTTTACCTACTTTAGCTATTTTCGCCGCAGTAGAGGCGTTTTTTGCTCTCAAAGATACTATGGATGAGGCGAAACCTAGTGCTGAAAAACTTAACGACGCGCTAAGCAAGACCAATGAGGAACTCCAAAAACTCACGCAAAATCAGCGCGACGCCATAAATCTTGATCTAAAAGCTAGTTTGGACGCAAATTTTAGAAAAATAGACGAAATCAATAGAAAATTAGAGGAACATAATAAATTCGGTGGTATCGTCGGAGCGTATAGATTAGAGGCTGACGAAATTGTAAAGCTAAAAGCCGAAAGAGACGGTTATATTGCACAAAACAGCAAAATCATAGGGCAAAGAAAAGAAATTGCTAGCATAAACTCGGGCATAGGTGCGATAGAAACTCAGCAGCAAAAAGACGCCGCATATATAAATTCTTTAGACAAAAAAGTCAAAGATTTGCACGTAACTACGCTGTCTAACCTCAAAAAAGAGGCATCCAAGCTGAAAAAAGAGATAGACGAGATTTTGAGTAAGCCCTCCGACAATATTAGAGTACAAATAGCGCAAGAGGAAGCTGTCGAGGCCTTAAGATTAAAACTAGAAAAAACTAACGACCAGATAGCGAACTTCGGCAAAAAACACGGCGGCTCAAATAAATCTGACAACGTCGAATTAGAACATCAATTAAGAGCAAAAAGCGAAATTTATAAAGAGTATTATGAAAAAATAGGCGACCACGCCAATTTATGGCTCATAAAACAAAGTGAGATAAGCAAAAAATTAAAAGATGCCGGCATAAACGGCGGCGAATTTGAAAAGATAATGGCGCAGTATAAACAGGGCTTCGATAGCGACCTAAAAAAGAAACGCGCCGCAGAAGCCGAAGCCGCGCACAACGAAAATATCAAAAATATCAACGAGAAGCTAAAGCTGCAAGACCGTATATACAACCTGCAAAAACGCCGCACGGAGCTAATAACCGACGAAACGGCTAGGCGTATCGAACTTATAGAAATAGAGCGCGCGCACGCTTTAGAACAATACGACGCTATGCTAAAAAAAGGCGAGATAAATAAAGAATACTACGATAAGGCCGTAGCTTTAGAAAACGCCCTACATCAAAAACAAATATTCGACGCCTCGACGTGGGGGCAGATTATGCATAGCGGCTTAAATAGCTTAGAAAACGCGATGGGTAATTTTTTCGATTATTCTTCCGATCGCTTTATGAAATTCGGCGATTTGGCGCAGGATATTTTAGGGCAAATTTATAGGCAAATAGTAAAGATGATGATAATCCAGCCGTTAATCAATTCGGTTACGAGTATGTTACCAGGAATGTCTGGAGGGGATACTCCAGCTCCTGCTGCTTTGCCTGCTGGAGGATTTGCAAGCGTATTAAATGCTACTCCAGCGGCAAAAGGTGGTGTATTTAATAGCCCCGATCTGCATAGCTACGCAAACTCAATCGTAAGCAAGCCGACTTTCTTTAAATTCGCTAAAGGTGGCATTCCCGACATCGGCGTAATGGGCGAGAAAAACGGCGGTAGTCCAGAGGCTATTATGCCTTTAACAAGGACTTCTAACGGCGACTTAGGCGTAAAAGCGCAGGTCGGAGCATCTTTAAATAACGTAAAAGTAGAAGTCATAAATCAAACCAGAGAGGACGTAAAGGTATCTAATGCTGCAGTAAGGCGAAACGACGGCGAATGGGTCATATCTTTAGTTTTAAACGGCGTGAGTAAAAACGTCTTAGGCTCGCGCGAAACTTTAAGGGGGTTATTAGCGTGAATACTTATCCTGGCTATCCGCCGATCGTCGTAGGTTCGTCGAGGACCTTACGCAATCCTACGCATAGAAGCTCAAGCGACGGCGGCTATACGATAACGCGTAAAAAATGGACTAAGCCTAAAAGCTCGTATAGTTTAAATTACCCCGCCCTAAACGCGGAGCAGTTCAAAATTTTAAGAGATTTTTTCGTAGAAAATCAAGGGCAGGCTTTTAAATTTCGTTATCCGCTGGAGGACGAAACTAAAATTTGCGTATTTGCTATGGATGATTTAAAAGCCGACGACAATATGCAAAACTACTGCGCGGTAAAAGTGGAGATAGTAGAGATATGAAGCTAACTACGATAAAGGATTTAAACGCCGCGGCTTCAGATAGCGCGCTTTTAGTAGGGCTTGAAATTTTTATCCCCGAAACGCCTACGGTACGCATAATAAACAATAGCGAGAATATAACCTTTAGAGGGGAAGAGTTCGTAGCGTTTCCTTTTAGTATAGGCGAAATCCAAACGGCTAAGGGCGAAATACCGCAGTTTAATCTAAGTATCGATAACACTAGCCGAGCTATGCAAAATTACATAAATTCTTACGATAACTACGTAAAAATGCGCGGCGCGGAAAACTCTACTATTAAAGCCAAAATTTACGTGATTAATACAAAAGATTTAAGCGAACCGGTGCTTGAGGAGTTTTTCGAGCTTACCGACTTTAGCTCCAATAGTAAGGCCGTAACCTTTAATTTGGGCGCGGGCAATCTCTTTAATATGAGCTATCCGCCGCGCAAGATGTATAAGGATTATTGCGTATTTAAATTTAAAGGCGAAGAGTGCGGTTATAACGGACCAGAAACTAGTTGCGACAAAACCTTGGCTAGCTGCAGGGCTAAAAATAATTCGGCGCGCTTCGGCGGGTTCTTGGGAATTGCGGGCGGGTATAAGAAATGACGATAAGGGATTTAATAGGCGCTCCGTTTGAGGAAATGGACTGCTTTGCTTTGGTGAGAAAGTGCTACGAGATAGAGCGCGGCGTAATCATACCGCCGGCGCGCGCTCCGCACGATAGAGCTAAACTCGTATTTAGCGAATTTCTAGACGAAATTTCGAAAAACTGGCGCAAGGTAGAAAAACGTAAAGGCGTCTGCGTAGCTTTGCGTTACGACATAAATCACCCTAAAATAGTAACGCATTTCGGATATTTAATCGACGAAGAGCATATTTTACATACCACGTCGCAAACGGGCGCTATCGTAGAACGGCTAGCTAATTACGAAAAGTTGATAGAGGGCTATTATGATCGAAAATAAAATAATAACCTACAATAACGTTTTAAATCCCTTAGATAGAACGATACTAGCTAGCGGAGAGTATAAAAATATCGACGAAATCCTAAAAGAATTAAAATACGATAACGAAATTTACGATCTCGTAATTTCTAAAAATAGCGTTATACAAAGCGAATTTTTCGAGCTTGAAAACGGCGACGTAGTAAATATCGCTATCGTGCCTAAAGGCGGAGGCGGAGGCAGAGGCGGTAAAAAGATTCTAGGCATCGTGGCTTCTATCGCTATCGCTATCGCTGCACCTTATGCGGCTGCGGGCATATTAGGAACCGTCATAGGCGGAACGGGAGCTATGGCCGCTGGGCTTGGAACATACGCGCTAGCCGCTGGTATCGCTGTGGCTGGCAATTTGCTATTAAGTGCTATTATGCCTAAACCATCTATGCCTGGCTTTGATAGAATGGATTTTAAAAATTCCAATACCTACGGCTGGAATAAGCCTACCAATCAAGCTATGCAGGCTCAAGTAGTGCCTAAGGTTTTTGGGACGCATAAAATAACTCCGCCGTTAATCGCTTCGCATATAATTAGCGATGGCGATAAGCAATATTTTAATGGTCTTTATGCGCTAAACGACGGTGAGATTAAAGATATACGAGAGATTAAGATAAATGACGAGCCGATAGAGAATTTTAAAGGCGTAACTTATGAGATTAGAAACGGGCTTAATAACCAAAATATAATCTCTAATTTTAACGATACTAGCTACGATAAGAATATAGGCAAAAAGCTAAACCCCGATTTATCTTACTCTTTAGCGCAAACGGACGGTAATTTCGTAACGAGCCTATCCGTAACTCTAGTTTTCCCGCGCGGGCTTTATTACGCTAACGATAAAGGCGGACTTGACGGATACTCGGTAAACGTGAGGGTAGAATACTCCGCCGACGGCAAAAACTGGACGGCAATAACGGGGCAAACCATTTCAGCTGCGCAGACTTCTACTTTTAGGCGAGTCTTTAGGGTGGGTAACTTACCGCCCAATAAATATAACATTAGGGCTAAATTTGAAACCGCGCCCAATACCGGCAGCCGTTACGCAAGCGATTGTTATTTAGAATACGTAACCGAAACCGTAAGCGACGATTTTATTTATCCTAAAACCGCGCTTCTAGCTATTAGGGCGTTAGCGACCGATCAGCTAAACGGCGGAGCGCCTAGGATTAGCGCGGTCGTAACGGCTAATAGCGATAATCCCTCTCATATCTGCCGTAAAATTTTAGAAGATAGCGGCGTGGAGAGTTTGCGCATAATGCCTAGTTTTAACGAATGGGCTAATTTTTGCGAAGAAAAGAGCCTAAAATGTAATATCGTATTCGATAGCGAATTAAGCGTTAGAAAGGCCTTAGATACGGTTAGCTTGCTAGGTCGCGCGTCCGTGCTTCAAGCGGGTTCTAAATTCGACGTAATAATAGAAAAAGCGGGGCTAATTCCCGCTCAAAGCTTTTTGTTTGGTATGGGTAATATCTTAAGCGATACGTTTAAGCAAAATTTCCTCCCTTTGGTAGATAGGGCGAATTTTATCGAGATAACTTATTACGATAAAAATAAAGATTACGAGCCTTCCGTCGTTTCGGTCGGACAAATAGCCGCCGATAATTCGCGCGTAAGCAATAAAAGCTCCGTTACGCTGGTAGGCTGCACGGACGAGGCGCAGGCTAGAGCTTATGGACGCTTTACTTTAAATTGCAACCGCTATTTAACCGAAACGATAGAATTTGAAGCCGACAAAGATAGTTTAGTTTGCAGATACGGCGATATTATCAAGGTTAGCCATGATACGCCTCAATACGGCTTTAGCGGTAGATTACTAGAAGATAGCGGTGTGGATTTCGTTATTTTAGATAGAGATTTAGATACCGTAGGCGGCGTAAAATACGCTATTCAAATCAAAAACGACGTAAACGAGATCAAAGAGTTTGAGATTTTAGAAATCCTAGCTCCGAATAAACTAAGGCTGAATTTAAACGGAAGCGTCTTTAGAAAATACGACAACTACGCATTCGGCGAGATTAATAAGGCTTCTAAATTATACCGAATTTTAAAGATAGCTACTTCGGGCGAATTTACGCGCCATATTACGGCGATAGAATACAACGAGGATATTTACGACGATAGGGAAAATATAAGCGTTACGGATTATTCGTCGCTGGGCGTGCGGAATCTAAGAATAAGCGAATATTTAAAATACGATACAGCCAAAAATATAAAAACTATGCTAGCTCTAGCTTGGAGCGGCAATTCGCTGTTTTATTTCGTAACTTACAAAAGCGCTAGCGAAGAACGAACGATAAAGGTCTTTAATAGCGCGTTCGAGTTTGAAGCCAAAGATGGCGAAACCTACAAAATAACGGTAAAAGACGGCGTGGGCAATAGCACAAGTAAAACTTATAACGTTTTAGGCAAGCTTTACCCGCCGGGGCCGGTAGAAAATCTAAAAGCGGCCGAGTTAATGGATGATTGGGCGTTAAGCTGGAGTTACGACGATAGTCCTTTAGATTTTAAAGAGTTTCACATTTACAAAGACGGCGTATTTTTGGAGACTACACAAGCCTTAAATTTTGTGACGCCTATAACAGGCATTTCCGTCATTTATGATATTTATGCCGTAGATACTAGCGGCGTAAAAAGCGCCGTTTCTAGCGTGACGGCAATTGCAGCCGGTCTAGAAAACGTAAATAGCGTAAATACGTTTTATGAAAACGACGCTTTAAATATAGTTTGGGGAGAGATAAATAGCCTCGATAGAAAAATAGGCTACGAAATAAGACGGGGCGAGGTTTGGGATAATAGCCAACTAATAGCTGTTACGAGCGATACTAGCGCTAGAATATTTAATAGCGGGACATATCAGATCGCGGCATTTTACGTGACTAACGGCGGGGCTAAAATAATGAGTGCGATGCCTACGACGTTTATTGTGGACGAAGCAAATACGCTAGAAAAAAATGTAATATTTAAGAGTGTGGAACATGAGACTTGGATCGGAGCAAAAAAAGGCACGGCGAATTCAGGCGGCGAATTGACATTGGACGGGCTCGGACTGTTCGACGATACGCTAAACGTAGACAATACGCCGTCGTTTGATGCTCCTTTTGGATTTACTTCGAGAGGAATTTACGATAGCGCGAACGTTTGCACCCTTGACGCGCCAGCGTCTTGCAAGATAACTTCCAGCCTAAAATACAGCGGGTTAAACATCCTAAATGATTTCGATACCGCGCCTAGCGTGGACGACTTAATAAATTTCGACGGCTTTAAAAACGAAGACATAAGTGCTATAGAGCAAATCGCGTTAAGCATCGACGGCGCAAATTTTGGCGAATACAAAATATTTAGAAGCGGCGTTAGTTATCTAGCTAAGGCATTTAAAATGCGCCTAGTTTTAAGTAGTAAAAATATTTTTAGCTCGCCTACGGTTAGCGAATATTCTTATGAAATAGATGTGCCCGACAAATTCGAGAGCGGTAGCGCACAAAGCGCAGCAAACGGTGTAATAAATATCGCGTATAAAACATATTTTAGCACAGCCCCCAAGGTGCAGATTACGATATTAAACGCAGTCGCAGGAGACGACGCTATTTTATCAAACCAGACCAAAGGAGGATTTATGATAAAAATTATAGACAAGAATGGTATCGCTGTAGTGCGAGGATTTAACTACTTTGTAAAAGGATATTAAAATGCCAATAGACATAAAAAATGGCACAGGACGAGAGGTGCGAGAGCGGATAAATAAAGCTTTTAACGATTTGGATGCAGCAAAGCTCGACTCAACCGCCAAAGCCGCCGATAGCGATAAACTAGACGGACTTGATAGCTCTGCCTTTATCCAACAAACAGACAGAACGCTAGTAAGCCAATATGCTCACATAGCGAATTCGGAGGTTTTACCCGACGGCGATTATAGCTCGCCCGATTTTTGGCTTAGCATAACTCCGGGCATCTACTACGCCATAAGAGAAAAAGGTAGAAATAAACCGACCACATACGGGCTAGTAGAAATCATTAGCAACGGCGAGGTAAGCGTTACGTGGAGCTATTTTGGCGAGGTATGGAAATGGTATCAAGGCTTTGACAAAAGTACTCTTGGATGGAAAAAAGTAGTTTTCGGCGACGTTACTCATGAAACACGAGCGAACTCTATCGTAGCTAGAGACGCTAACGGAGACTTTTACGCCAGATATATACACGCCGAGTATTTTAGGATGACTAACCCTACGCAAAACGATACCTTTACCGCTGATTGCGATATTGTTTATCGCATAAACACAAATAGCAACGCTTATCTAAGAAGCGCCAAAATAAGCAAAGTAGCTTCGCTTTTAGGAGTTCTTGGAGTAGGGCAAACTTGGCAAGACGTATTGTCTCAAAGACAATACAACGTTGTATATACAAATACTACCAATAAACCAATATTTGTGAGTATCGTCTCTTATCCAACGCCAACTCCGACCGCATACGTTTCTTTTTACATAGACAACCTTTTGGTTGCTAGGAGTGAAACTTCTGGAATAAACGATAATACTCAAATTTCCGCCGTCATTCCGTCTGGTTCTACATACAAGATGGATAACGGTGGCGATAACGGAACTAGATTAAAAGTTTGGACGGAACTAAGATAGGAGATAAAATGAAATACTATAGAAATTCACAAAACCAAATTTACGCTTACGAAGACGACGTAAGCGAGGAATTACTAAATCAAAAGATAAAAGAGCTAGAGCTAACGCCAATAAGCGACGATGAAGCAAAGAAGCTTTTAGAGCCAAAGATAGATGAAAAAGCTAAACAACTAGCACAGCTTGAAGCGGATATAACAGAGTGCAAGGATGACATAAGGCACGCTCTTATTATCGGCAACACCGCCGTGCTTGAGAGCTTAAGGGCGGAGTTAAAAGAGCTAATCGCACAAAGAGAGGAGCTAAGAAAATGAGCTATGTAATAGTATCTG